TCCACGCAGGCAATCGGGCATTCTGAAATATCTTTCAGGTAGTTTATATATCTATCGAGTTCCTCAACTGAATCAGGCATCAAAACAGTTTTTGCTGATCGCCCGGAAGAAATATGAGCTATTGCTCCCCCTTTCCCGGCATCAATTCCAATATATCTATCAAATTTCATATCAGTATGGTAATTCTTTTTGTGCTTTTGATTCTGTAAATTCTTCGGGATTGTATTGTGTTTCAACCTCCCCGAAGTAATCTTCATCAGTAGCTATTCCCCATTGCATACAGTCATGACTAACCCGGATATTAAGTATTCCCAGCCTTCCGTTTCTGTTTTTGGCAATATCTATCCTTGCCATTTCAGAAAGATCTCGCCCCTTATCATCGTGGTCTATTCCGATAACTTTATATCTTACCGGGAATATTACAATATCAGCATCCTGCTCTATTTCTCCTGAGTTTCTTAGGTCTGATAGTTTTGGGAGCTGAGAGGCTCTCATCTCAGTTGATCTGTTAAGCTGAGCCAATGCTATAACTGCAACTTCACATTCCTTTGCTACTGATTTGAACATCTTTGAAATTGAACCGTACTTTTCACTCATATTGTCTTTTGATTCGTCGCCAGTAAATAAACTCAGATAGTCGCAAATCACTAATTCAATCCCGTATTTCTTCTTAGCCTTTCTGACCTTAGAACGGAACTCGTAAATATTCATATGCGGAGAATCGTCAATCCATAGCGGAACATTACGGTTGCTGTTAAGGGATGATTCTATTTTATGCCAATCTATATTCCTCCCTTGCTTGATATCATAGGTATCAGCCCCGGTTTCTGTCGATAGATACCGTTCCCCTAATTGTATGTCTGTCATTTCTAGGCTGAATAGTAATGCGGGATGCTCCATTTGTGCAGCCACCTTCGCAAATTGTATTCCTAAAGCACTCTTCCCCATTGAAGGTCTTGAAGCTATGATTATCAGATCTCCCGGCTGCCATCCCAAAGTAATTCTGTCTAATTCAGTGATACCGGAAGGAATCCCGACAAGCCTTGCTTCGCTTTTCTCCCTTTTTGCTATCAGGTCTGCGATCGTATTTAAAAGAAATCCTATGCTTTTCGCTTCTTTACTGTCTGTCATCCCTCCTAAATCGTACAGCTCTTTTTCTGCATATTCTATCAGATCTTTAACATCTAAGTATGGATCAAAGCCACGTTTTTCAAGCTCGGAGCCTATCCGTATCATTTCACGCTGTATGTATTTTTGCTTTACTATCAGACAATGCTCCCGGATATTCGCCGAACTTATAATTTTAGACGTTAATTTATTCAGGTACATTAATCCACCTATCGCATCTAGCGTTCCGCAATCCCTGAGATATGTGTAAAGAGTTATTGAATCAACCGTGTTTTTAGCTTTATACAATACTTCCACAGCTTCAAATATTGATTTGTGCCTTTCCATATAAAACATCTTCCCCGAAAGTATTTGAAACACTTCATCAAGACAGGCTGAATCTAGTATCATAGCTCCCAATACCGCTTCTTCAATTTCAATAGCATGAGGTGGAACTTTCCCCAAACTATCGCTTGTATCTGTTCTTTTCATCGTTCAGCTCTGTTAAGTTTATATTTGATCCGTTTGGCTTAGCATTATTCTTTTCCCATGTCCTTACGACAGCCTGCCAATCAACTATCGCTGTTTTCTGCTTACCGTAAACCCATCCTCTAGCACTATAATAATCAACAAAGTATCTAGCATCTATATTATTCTTCCTCATTTTACAATATATATCTACTATCTTGTAACTAGGTGGTATTATTCTTCTATATTCTTGTATTCTTATATTATTATTATTTTCATTTTCTAAAGGTAGCATTTTGGTAGCCCCGTTGGTAGCATTTTGGTAGGGGTCTTGGTAGCATTTTGGTAGCTCTGTTGGTAGCATTTTGATATAACGTTTTGTGACATTTTCTGACTGTTTTTCCCTGTGCATTTTCCGTTTCATTAACACTCCCTCAAGCTTTTCGTTATAATATCTTCCTTCGCTATCCTGAACAAACTTCATCTTTAGCTCCGGGGAGAAATTACCTATCAGCTTCTTTATGACATCATCTGTAAGATGCCCTTTCTGATGCTGGTAACATAGCAGCGTAATATACTTCCCAATATCCTGCCATTTCAGATCGGCACAGCCTATTATAAAATCCTGACTGTATAATGGGAATGCTGGTTCTTTTATCTTAGTTGTTCCCATAGCTAAAATAGTTTGCCCTGTTCATAATTGGGAATCAACTGATATTCAAACAGCCCTATTCCAGGATTGCCCCTTCGTCTTTTATTAATGGTATGATTCCCGAACCTGTCCTTTCGCAGATGCCTTAATTGCGCAGATATCGAAGCCGGCGGGTCTAAGGTAGCCTCTGCAATTTCTTGTAATGTGCGCCATCGTTGATCTTTCATTAAGCGGAACACTCGATCAATCTGATTATTCAATCTTTTGTGATCTAGTTCCGGGAGGTAATCACTCCCGTTGAAATGCGGTTCAAATTGTTTTTCCATTTTCTAAAATTATTAGTCGCTTCAAAGGTATGATATACATTGATATTCAGAAATATAGTTTTTAACAACTATTATCTTTCAGTAAGTTTTGGAATACTAGCATCTTCCAATAATCCTTTCCTTACTGCGGTTTTTGCAATCTTATTGAAATTAGTATAATTGCCATTGCTGAGCTGCTTCCTTATCTCTAGTTCATTATGTATGTAATCTGTGTCCTGTTCTCCCGCAATCTTCCATCCTAATACTTTCAGATTTTTACTATTTGCTTCCTGATCTTTTATGCGGTGTGCAATTATAGTCATCCCTTTTCCGTCAGCTATTTCCCTCACTCTAGGCATTCGTAATTTTACTGAAGATCCACTTATTGGAGTGTCTCTTTCTATTTTCTTTTCATAGCTCAATCCATTTGCCCGGTAAGCTATTTGTGATTCTGATAAAAACTGATCCGTTCCGGCAAGTTCTTTTTCAAGAACTTCCAAAATCAAATATTCAAGTGCAATTACTGATTTCATATTTTTCTATTTTATAATATTTGTTAATAAGAGGAGCAGCCTTTTAAAGCTTACTGTAAGCATAGCTGAATTTAATTTATCCACTACAATATCCGAACCTAATTCCTCCTTGAATGAATCTATTAATTTGATCCTATTTGCTAGATCGTTAGACAATTTGTGAGTATCTGATAAAAAGGTATCAAACTCAAGCATCTTTTCTTTTTTCTTGATATCCTCTTTTTTGTCCTTCCCAATCGGTTTCCATTTTTCCTCTAAAAATTTAGCCCCGATTCCCCGACTAGGAGTTTCGTCCTTTTTTATCTGCTTAACTATTTTCCTTTGTTTCTCTTTGGATATTTTTTCATTGGCTTTAGATAATTCCTTTGAAAATTCTTTTAGATGTCTTACCGAAGGAAGGGTTTTTGCAGCTTCCTCATCTAATTCTCCTGAACTTATTTGTTCCAATGCTTTCAATGAATCCTGTATCATCCATTGTTTCCATCCGGTTCCTAAAAACTTCAGTATCGTCGTCTGGCCGACACCTGAACCTTTAGTTGTTTCAAATGATCTTTGAGTTTCAAATAGACCTCTAATAGATTTATTAGAGGTTGCTTCCTCCCACGTCTCACACTTTGCCAACTCGGAGTTAAGGAAGTCCCTGATTGCTTTTACAGTTTCAAGTACAACTGCCGGGGATGATTGCCATTGTTCCATGTTCTCATTTGCCATTATCTGAATCATAGTGGCGTTATCTAAATCTTTTACCGGAATATCAATTTCATCATCGGGATTAAATATTGCCCTTAGAACGGCAAGTCTATGATGTCCATAGGCAATTTGATATTTGCCGTCTTGTTTCCTTGCAAGTATATTGTCCCAAAATCCGGTTTGAATGATTGAAGCTTTCAAGCTCTCAATCTTTTCTAAATCCATAGGGTAATTATTCAAATCCCTGTATGGATTAGGTTCTAAATCTTTAATTTTTATTTTCATTTTTCTATAATTTTAATTTCCCCTTTATTTTTGATCCCAACTGCCAAATAATGGTTTGCCCCATGCGGGTTTTCTTACCGGGAAGTAACTCATTGTGTCCATTAACCTGAACTCATATCCCATATGCCAAAGGTTATTGTCAAGGCAATACCGGAAAGCCCTCAGAGTACCGAGAAATTCCTCCCGGCAAAACTCCGCATATTTATTCTCCACAAAATTGATTGATACGTTGTGAAGATCATCTGTTTCAACGGCTATGAATACGAACATCGGAAATTGAAAGGCTGTATTCTTATATGCCTCTAAATAAGATCCGACTTGTATGTAATACTCCCAGCTCCAAACAGACTTACTGAATTCCTCCGGGTCTGCATCCTTTGTCACTTTTAAATCAACTATACACATCTGCCTATCTATCTGGCAATCCCAATCAATAGCTGCGGTGCAGGGTAGTTTAGTTTCCCTGTCAGTCCAAAACAACCGGGGATGCCTGCGCCTCATATTAAGATACGGTCTAGCTTCGGGGTAATTCCTTAGTGCATTAATGCATTCGTGAGCCGTAGCTAATAATTCTGTCGTTATCATAGTTTTATGTTCAGCCCTTGCTCTGTTCAGCATAGCTTCCCATTCAGCTTTAGCATCGTTACTGCGCTTTGCGAAATTAGTGTATGGAAGGAAGGTCTTGTTAAATTCATCCTCTCCGTCAATCAAAATGCAATCAACAGCCCTCCCTAGTATCATAGCATCCGTTTCAATAAATGGCTTTTCAAAGCTGTGAACATAGTGCCGTGGGGACTTGCGAAATTCCTTTAATCGGGAATAGCTTATGGGTCTTTTCTTGAGAAACTCCTCATTTATCGTTATTTCCATTCCCTTTAAGTTTTAAGATTATTGACTTGTAAAATTCTATCGTGTTAGTTCCTGATTCCTCAGCTTCAAGGATCATACGGGTTATTTCTGCAACTTCCTCCGTGTCTTGATTATCAATTATCATTTCGCTGATACGGTTCCTTAATTCTTCCTTCCTTTCGTCAGGATCTTTAATAGTTCCAAGATAATCTTCAGCCCTGTGTTCTCTGTTTACGTCACGCCCAAAATATCTGCCTAAGCTGATACAGGCATTCTTAAAACACTCCGCTTTCAATTTTGCGAATCCTCCGTTTGCCAAAGCTCCGGGTTTTTTATTATTCACATCTACTGCCCAAGCGTTCTTCTCCTGTCTTGTCATCTTTTTAGCTTCAGCCTCCGGTATTGAATCCACCATTATCTGAACTGCTGTTGCTCCTGTCCGGGTAATCCACGTTTTAGTCAGGGGATGAAATACCGATAGTTCAAGCGAAGCTGCAATCTCATTTGAGATCACCTGCCATTTAAAATTAGTGGTATTCCATTGTCCGAAAAATACTTCGTCAAGTGCCATTTCCATATGGCTAATCGGAAGATATTTGCAATCCTTCACAATGGGGTGTTCCTGAAGCTTGTCTCCCTCAACCTCCCCATTAACAATTTCCATAAATCTTTGAAGTCTAGCCCAAAAGGCTTGTTGCTCCTCCATTTCCTGCGACTTCTGAAGGAGCTTGTCTGTCATCTTGCCCCGTAGTTCCGGGAGCATTGTCATTTTGTTTTCCATAATTAACGGTTTTATTAGTGTAATATATCAACTTTTCCGGGGGGTAACCCGTAATTTCTGAAATCTTAACCAGCCAATTCAAATCAACGAATCTCCTGCGGTTATTGATTATTTGATAAAAAAGAACAACTTTGCTTTCGTCACTCGATTTCTTGTCTGCAAAAACCATCAATGCCAAGCCTGCTGAAGTGAGTTCTGTTACTCCTTCAGGCCTGTTGGTATTGAAATGCCTTATTGCTTCCTTAATATTTAGTATTGCTTTCATCGTTCTTTTCTGCAAAAATAGGAATATATTTTGTTATATCCCTGACGGCTTTAAACAAGTTATCAACTAAAAAGATCGCAATGTGTCTATTATCATTTTGTTGAACTTAATCTGCTCATCTATGAGATTACTCAATTGAATAACTCGTTCTTCAAGCGCTGCTACTCGATACTCAAGTGGAATTTCAATTTCCCCGGCTTGTGTCTTTGTTATATCACAAGCTAAACTAAATAATTTCTTGCCCTCGGTTGTCATTTCTATTGCGATTAAAAGGTCTCCCCCGGTATTGTCCGGGGAAGTACCTATGTTAATACTTATTTATTTGTGATGCCGTTCATAATGCTTCCTGCAATTTCCTGAAGCTCCATTCTCCTCCGGGCTGTGACATCTTCCCGGTTAGCGTATGAAGTAATGCCCTGAGTGAGCTTCCATAGTGTTGCTTCTCCTTGCACCCCGTCATTTGGGTTGTTGTTCATCAGGATCTTGCCGATTTCTTCCTGCTCTCCCTTAAAAAGCCTTCCGGCTAAATTCTTCAGTTCCCGCCCTGGATCAATCTTTATCCCAGCTGCGGTATGAACTTCAAGCATCCTGTTCTTTATTATGTCGGTTGAATAAAGGTTCTTAGTCAGATCCCTTATTGCACTTGCAGTCGTTTCGCTATCAAGGTCGTAAGTCCGTTGTGATAGCGCAAGATTGTCCGGGAGTTTAGCTCCTAAATGAACAGCCCTGAGTACCGATTCACGTACCATCCCGTTCAGACATATCCCCTGCATTACGAATGATCTTAGTTCTAAAGCTCCATCTCCATAATCAGATGTTGCAAGACGGGTTCCAAATGCTAAAAGTATCGTGCCATTCAGGTCTGTTTTTAGCTCTATCGGTTGCGGGAGCAATGATTCAATCATCACTCTCGTTTCATCCATATAGCCGTCAGACAAAGCTGCTCCGTTATTATAAACCTCATGAATGTGGGCTTCAAATATTTTCTTACTGTCAAGCCTGCGGTATTGGTCAGATAGGAATGCCCGGACTTCGTTGCCCACACTCCTTATTAATACCTTGCTCCTGTCAGTCCATCCGTTGTGAGTATTCATTATCCCGTATGCAAGGGTTCTTTGCCATTCCTCCTTCCCGTATAATAGGCTAGTAAGGTAAACTCCCGGGATTGCCAATTTCTCTGCAACTTGCTTGATTGCGTGATTCCCAATGTTGTAATTTCTAACTCCCCCTTCCAGTAAATCAGGGAATACGTTAGGTGGAATTGTGAAGTCTGCCGTTGGCTTGAACGTGGCATCCGGCTTAAAATCTATCCGGGAAGTTATTCCTTTCTTTTCAGCTCCGACTTCAAAAATGAAGTCCCTGCTTATCTTCCCCTCTGCTACCAGCCTGTCGTAAGCTGAACTTGCACTTGTCATTCCTTTTTGTAGTTTTGCCTCAATCCGGGCTGCGACTACTTCGTTTAAGTTTTCCATTTCGTTTGATTTTTAATTTGAATTAGTACGTCATTATTTTTACTATGTTATTTTGAATCCATCTTTTGAATGCGACCTCCGGGAGCAATATTCCATTTGGGAATGCTAGAAATTGTATGCACAAATCCTTAACCGTGCCTTCATAATGTGTCCGGGCTATGCTTTTAGCTCTAGTTGAAGCCTTACAGCTGGTTATCATACAGGTTTCATTATCATCATTCACTTGTAAAATTACCTCAAAAGCCTGTCTGCCTGAGTTGCCGTCAACTAGTCTGCAATAGTAACGTTCCGGGTCTGTTCCTTTCAGTATCTTTATATCCATCTCTGTAAAATTAAGCGTTGTAAAATATTTCTATCTCCCTATCTATTTCTTCATCCGTGGGATTTATGCCAACGTTGTCAACTGTATTTTTATAGATAGCTTTCCAGTCAAACCCTGTTGTTATATCAAGGTAGTTGAGTTCTTCCATCCGGTCAAATATCCGGTTCTTTAGTTCGTTGTCGTAGTGTGAATTTGCGGTCATCTTCTTGTAGTTTAATTAGTTCGTAATTTTGTGTCTGTTTAGTTCGTATCTTGTATTAGCAAAGGTAGGAACCTCCACGTGGCAGCAAGGGGATCCTGTAAGATTCTTTAATAAATCTGTAAGATTTTTTCCGGGGGGAAATGAACGGGAACCGTTTACATTCAGCAAGATATAACTCGTATGCAGTCTTGCCATTGCTTCGCAGTGCTGCTTTTTCTTTATTAGTCAATACCAAGCTAGGGAGTATCTTTTTAAATAGCCATAGAGGCACGGTTATTTCCATTGGATCAATTACAGGCTTTATACCCTTATCCCGGAAGAAATTATCATATATGTCAACCTTAATCCTCACTTCCTTATCAGTATCGTATAAATTACTGATAGTTTTTATTGCGTGAAGAACCGTTGCGTGATCCTTAT